TACATCTGGTTAGAATGAATCAGCAACAAGGGTCTGTGGCAAACACTATTGAAACTACAATTACAAAAGTTTATGGTTCATCAGACAAAAACACAACCACAGTAGAAGCAGGATCTTCTAATCCGAGAAAACACGGTAACGATCGCATCACTACTACTTCTGATATTAAAACCAAGGTTTCAAATGCAGTCAAAACCGGAGGCATAGAAGTAAAACTACCAGACGGAAGAACGATATATAAGAAGAAGAGAGGACAATAGATTATGGCCAACTATAAAATATCAGGTGGATTTACAGACACACAAGACAATCTAAAAAATTTTAGTGACAAGCACAGTGTAAAAGATCCAGGTCCGTTTATTGGTGTTGTTAAGAACACAGTAGACCCGTTAAAAATGGGAAGGCTAGGTGTGGTAATTCCCGCACTTTCACGAACTGACGGACATGACATCAATGCTGAACAGGTTATATGGTGCCAGTATTTGTCTCCGTTTTATGGTGCAAAACCTTTCAAAGCAAACACAGTCGACGGTGACGCAGGACCACAACAACGGTCATATGGTATGTGGGCTATTCCACCCGATGTGGACACCAATGTACTTGTAATATTTGCCAAAGGTGAAACCACACAAAGAAATGCATTCTGGATTGGTTGTATTCAAGAACCATTAACCAATCAACAAATACCTGGTATGGGGTCATCAGAAAACACATACAATAACACAAATGCTATAAGCGGTAGAGAACGAGGCATATCTGCAAACGCAGGAGTCAAAGTAAAAAATTATGGCACAAACTTTTTACCGGTAGAAGAAAAAAATAAAAAAGCATACAGTCAAGGCGAATCAATAGAAGCAATAAACAAATGGAAGTTTCCAGTTAATGATATATTGGCCGAACAACTGTTTCAAGAAGGATTAATAAAAGACGATATAAGAGGGACCACATCATCAAGTGCAAGAAGAGAAACACCAAGCCAAGTATTTGGATGGAACACTCCGGGTGGGATCAGTAAAGATTCTAGAGTACGAAACATAGGACTTGACGATACACCTATAAGAGTGGACAGAGATCTTGGACATTGTTTTGTTTTAGATGACGGAGATAAAAAAGGCAACAACAGACTTGCGAGAATTAGAACAGCGTCAGGACATCAATTGTTGATGCACGACACAGAAGGGGTAGTATATCTTGCAAACGGTTCAGGAAAAGCATTTATAGAAATGGCCAGTGACGGAACAGTAAGTGTATTTTCTGCATCAGGTATTAACATAAGATCCGGGGGTGACTTTAACATACACTCGGACAGAGATATTAATTTCCATGCCAAACAGAGAATTAGAATGGTCAGTGATATAAACATTGCCAGCAGTTCGCCAAGAATATTTAATATGGGTGAAGCAGGAATTTTTAATTCTTCACAAAAAGGAATCATACAAAGTTTTGCTAGAGATGGAATTATGTCACACGCCGGAGCACAGTTGCACAGTGCCAAAGGTGCACATCATTTGAAAGGTGGTAGGATTGATCTAAACTCAGGAAGTAGAAGTAATGAAGGCTGGGGTTGCAGTTGGTTAACACCAGATCATCAAAACGTAGCAATTATTGTTACAGATGCTAAAGACATAGATATAGAAAAACCAATCAAAGAAGGTGGAGAACCAAACACACTGGATGTCAGAACAACAGTATCTGACTTTGTTACCCATGAGCCATATGCAAGACAAAGCAGTCAAGAACGTAAGAAAAAATATATTAGCGGTGTGCTAGAAAAAATTAAAGAAAATAATCCAGATATATCGTCGGCAAAATTAAAAGAAATAAAAGAAACATTAATGGCAAACAAAACAATATCTGGAGTAGCATCTCAGGTTAAAAAACTTGTGGCATTAAATGACGAAGTAAATTTAAAAGTTAAAGATATCACTGAAATAGTCGATGCCGCAAAAAATATTGAATCAATAATCAAACAAGAATCACTATCGTTTGTGCAAGGTATAACATCAGGCAATATCGTTGAAAGTGTGGCCCAAATAAAACAATATGCCAATATTGCAGAAAACTTCTTTTTAGGATCTAAAACTGGACCGGCTAATATGTACAGAAATCCATCAGGATTATCCACAGCACTTAAAAGTGCAGGTACTTTCATTAGTAAATTAAAATTTTGGTAGAATAAATATTACAAATGGCATACGATTCAAATTCATCAAATAGTGCAGGCGGCGGAGCAATCACGTTTAAAGGATTTTCATCTCGAGCAGAGCAGAAAAATTTTAAACAGTACGACTTTGAGGTTGCCAAGCAAGATTTAATCAACCGATTGTCAGTGCGTAAAGGAGAACGTGTTGAAAACCCAGAGTTTGGAACTATAATTTACGATGCCATATTTGAACCGTTCACAGAAGCACTCAAAGAAACAATACTTGAAGACATAACTGCTAATTTAAATGCTGATCCTCGTATATCCACCAACGAAATCACAGTGAGAGAAGCAGACAAAGGAATAGCCATACAGGCGTCTATCACGTATGTTCCACTAAACATCACTGAAAAACTATCATTCAACTTCGATGAAAACTCGTTGTTACGCCTATCTTAAAGTACGCACATAATTAATACTATAAATATCATTATTAAAGTATTATGGCCACTACAGACAGACAAAACAGATTATTAGTTGCGGAAGATTGGAGAAAGATCTATCAATCCTTTCAACAAGCAGACTTCAAATCCTACGATTTTGAAACACTTCGTAGAACAATGGTCGCATACCTAAAAGAAAATTATCCAGATGATTTCAACGACTTTGTTGAGAGTTCTGAATATGTAGCACTTTTGGATTTGATTGCCTACATAGCACAGGCGTTGTCGTTCAGAGTTGATTTAAATGCCAGAGAAAACTTTTTAGAAACAGCAGAAAGAAGAAATTCTATATTAAGATTAGCAAGGCTGATTAATTACAATGCAAAAAGAAACCAGCCAGCAACAGGGTTGTTGAAAATAAATGCAATATCCACAACTCAAGATGTAAGAGATTCATCAGGAGCAAATCTATCAAATCAAACAATTTTATGGAACGATTCTGCAAACTCAAATTACAGAGAACAGTTCACAGCAATACTAAATGCGGCAAACCAAACAGGACAACTGTACGGAAATCCAAGAGAGTCAGACAAGATTGGCGGCATTGACACAGAAGTTTATACATTAAGTTCAAATCAATCTGACTTACCGATGTTTAATTTTACAAAAAGTGTTGGTGGGGTGAATAGAGATTTTGAAATTGTATCTTCAACGATAGAAGATTCAGAATCTATATATGAGGCAAAACCAGTTGAAGGTACAGGAATAACATACACATACAGAAATGATGGTTCCGGAGACAGTTCCAACAACACAGGATTTTTCATGCTGTTCAAACAAGGAAGAATGCAACAAACAACATTCACAGTTAACTCAGCAATCACAAATTATATTCAATCTTTAGATTCTCCAAACATTAACAACAGCGATGTTTGGTTGTACCAATTAGATCAGTTTGGACAGATAACAAGAGAATGGACACAGGTACCGTCTTTATCAGGCAACAATGCAATTTATAATTCTTTATCCAAATCAGAAAGAAATATTTACAATGTTGTTACAAAAGCAAATGACCAAGTAGATTTAGTTTTTGGAGATGGAAACTTTTCTAATCTACCACTAGGTTCGTTTAAATCATTTTACAGAACTAGTGACAATGCCAAGTATTCGATTCAACCAGCAGATATGCAAAACATAGTAGTTGCAATACCTTATGTGGATGCCAACAGCGGACAACAAACACTATCTATAACATTAGGTTTACAAGCATCAGTTTACAACTCATCTGCATCAGAGTCAAATGATTCTATAAAAGAAAAAGCAGGACAAGTTTATTATTCACAAAACAGAATGATTACTGCTGAAGATTATCAAGTAGTGCCTCTTTCAGCATCACAAGAGATTGTTAAAGTAAAATCTACAAACAGATCCGCTTCAGGTATTTCTAGAGCAAAAGAAATATTAGATCCAACAGGTGCGTACTCAAATGTAAGTGTGTTTGCTGAAGATGGAATATTGTACAGAGAAGAATCAACACAAAAATTTACTTTCACTTTTAATAATAAAAATGACATACAATCTACACTAGATGCAAAAGTTGAAGCAAAATTAAAAACACCATATGCAAGACAGTTTTACTACTTCAAATATGGAACAAAAGATTTAAGCACACTATCAGCAGAATGGAATTCAACAACAACATCAACAAATGCCAACACTGGCTATATCAAAGCCGCAGGTCCTTTGGTGCTAGGTGACTTTGCAACTTCGAATTTAAAATATGCTAAACCAGGAGCATTGATTAAATTTACATCTCCAGACACAAGAACTTTCTTAAATGGAGTGTTAGTTGCATCAGCAACTGATAACAGCCAAGATAGATCGTGGGCAAAAATTGGTGCAGTATCAGGTGACGGTGCTAACAGCGGAGTAGGAAATTTAGAATCAGGTGCAGGTCCAGTAACATTGAATAATATAGTACCAAACGGAGCAGTAGTAAATGCTTTAATACCAAACTTTACAACATCATTATCAGCAGAATTAGAAGCAGACATTATTGATAGAATTGACGCATACGAAGAATTTGGATTGAGATATGATTGGGACACAGAAACATGGAAAGTTATTACATCAACAAATTTAAGTGCAAGTGCTGTGTTTAGTTTAACAAACCAAGGATCAACAGCAGGCACAAACGCAGATGCTAGTTGGTGGTTTAAATTTACAAATGATGGAAACACGTATACTGTACAATATAGAAAATTAGATTATATTTTTGAATCAGAATCACAGAACAAATTTCACTATGATGCACAAGAAAAAATTTACGATTACAAACTAGGAACAAGTGTTAAAGATACAATTAAAGTATTAAAAACTAACTCAATAGTTTCTTCAGGCAACGCAATTGGCTACCCAATTAATTGGCAAGTGGTAGATACAGTAACAGAAGCAGACGGTTTCCAAGACAATAGAAAAGTAAAAGTAGGTTTCTTTGATGCCGACGATGATGGCGTGGTGGATAATCCAGAAATATTTGATATTATTGTTGAACCCGATTCAAGTGTTACTACGAAATTTGTATTTTTTGAAAAATATATATCATACAATAATATATCAAGATTTAAACCTTATGCATCAACAAATTTTGTTGTAACAAAAAATGAAACAGACATTACATTAAATTCGTCAACATACACAGATGAACAATTATTTTATTTTTATGATTCAGCAGAAGATGTTATTAAGAAATACAATGCAACAACAAACACTTTATCAACATCAACAGATTACACAGCAAGAAGAGGAAGAAGCAGTATAAACTTCCAATACAAACACAATGCAGGACAGGAAACTAGAATTGATCCAAGTGTGTCTAATATTGTTGATGTATACATGCTGGAAAGAACTTACGACAATCTTTACAGAATATGGTTGCAAGACGGCGGAACAGAGCCAATGCCATCAACATCAAACCAATTGAGAATAAGTTATTCAGGCGTACTTAACCCATTGAAATCATTAGCAGATCAAATAATATATCACCCTGTAAAATACAAAATATTATTTGGCACAAACGCAGACGAAAATTTACAAGCCACTTTCAAAGTTGTAAAAAATTCTAAAACAAATGTTACAGATGCAGTTATCAAAACAAGAGTTATTGCCGCAATAAATGAATTTTTTGCTCTAGACAACTGGGATTTTGGAGATACTTTTTACTTTACAGAATTAGCCGCTTACATACACAACGCACTAGCACCAGATTTACTGACTGCTGTAATTGTGCCTAATCAGTCAGGACAGAGTTTTGGGTCTTTGTTTCAGATAGATTCAGCGGCAGACGAGATTTTTATTAGTGGGGCCACCGTTAATGATGTTTCGATTATATCAGCACTAGGAGCCAATCAACTGTCGGCTTCAGGTACTGTTGTAACAAGCACATCAACAACTACTACAAACACTACCACAGGATCAACAGTGTCAGGCTCTACTACATCAGGTTCGGGATCAAGTTCCGGCAGTAGTGGGGCAGGATACTAATGGCCGACAGAGAAATTAACGCATTAAGCAATAGTGAAATTGTTAAGCAAGGAAAAAACGAATACAAAAGAACTGTACAACACTTACCTGCTTTTTATAGAACAGATACCAACCAAAGATTTTTATCCAGCACACTAGATCCATTAGTACAGAAAGGATCGCTAGAAAGATTAGATGGCTTTATTGGTAGACAAGATTCCAGCACAAGAAAAAGCACAGACAGGTATGTGTCAGCAACTTCTAGAGATAGAATGGCTTATCAGTTGGAGCCTGCTGTAACTTACACAGACAGAGACACAACATCATTAAATCCTGAGGATCAAGTTAAGTTTACAGGAACATACGACGATTACATAAATCAAATTAAATTCTTAGGCGGTAATGTTGATAATCACGATAGGCTTTCGAAAGAAAATGTTTATTCTTGGAATCCGTCTATCGATTATGACAAATTAATCAATTACAGAGAATACTACTGGATGTCAATTGGACCTAGTGCTATATCATTAGATTCCGTAGGGCCGAATGCAGTTGCAGAATATTCCGTAAAAAATTTAGCAAAAGGAGCCTATAATTTTACACACAGAGAAAATGAAAATAATCCTATACTGACTTTATACAGGGGCAACACTTACAAATTTAATGTAGACGCAAAAGGCCACCCTTTATGGATTATGACAGAACCATACAAGAACAAAGTTGGTGCAGACGGATCGACGTCCACAATTTATTCTACAGGCGTAACAAACAACGGAACAGATTATGGAACAGTAACATTTACAGTACCGGCAACTGGACCTTCGACATTGTACTATCAATGTGGAAATCATGATGCTATGTATGGTATATTACAGATTAAAGATATTACGTCAACAGCAAAAATAAACCCACAAGATGATATTGTGGGTGTAAAAAATTACAGTTTAAGAACATTAGATCTATCAAATGGAATGAAAATAAAATTTGATGACAACATAGTTGCCGCAGAATACAAAGACAAACAGTATTATGTGGAAGGTGTTGGCGAGTCAATAACACTTACTGACATAGACGATTTAATAACTCCTGGACCATATTCAGAGGAGTCTACAATACTTTATGATTCGATTGGGTATGACACAAGGCCGTATGCTAAATCATTCTATACTCCAAAAGACAAAGATTATATTACAATTAAAAGAGATTCACGTGATCAAAATGCTTGGTCAAGATACAACAGATGGTTTCACAAATCTGTAATTGAGGAAACAGCAAGGGTTGGCGGTTACACACCTGTATTGGATGAAGATGACAGAGCAAAAAGACCAATTATAGAATTTGATTCTGGTTTAGATCTTTACAATCATGGAAAGGTTGCTAAAAGATCTGTAACACTATATGACACAGTCACTACAGATGCTTTTTCAACAGTAGTCAAACAACCAGGATACATTGTTGATGGGTTGGCACTTGCAGATGGTATGCGAGTAGTTTTTGCAAATGATACAGACCCATTAGTAAACGGAGTAATTTATGATGTAGCATTTGTTACAGCAGGAGGCTCACAGGTTATAGCATTGACAAAAGCAACCGATGGAACGCCCACAGAAGATGATTCAATTTTTATAGAATTTGGAACAGCAAATCAAGGAAAAACTTTATACTATAACAACATCACAAAACGTTGGGCAGAAGCACAACAAAAAACAGGATTAAATCAACAGCCATTGTTTAATTTGTTTGATGAATCAGACACGTCATTTGATGATGCTATAAAATATCCAAGTTCAACATTTGTTGGCGCAAAGTTATTTTCGTTTGCAACTAGCGATTCTGCTGTGACAGACACAGTGCTTGGAATGAAAGTCAAATACAGCACTATTAATAATGTAGGAAATATAGTATTTGAATCAGATTATACAACAGATTCGTTCACTTACAAATCAGATCAAAGCACAATATCTAAAAGATTAGCATCGGGCCATTTGCATTACACGAGTTTGGCCAATGTTACAAATAATCAAGGCCTTTGGGTTAAAAGAACAAGTCAAAGCAAACAAAGAGTTATTAGAACACACATTGTTGATTCAACGGAAACACAATTATTTGCAGTTGACTGTTATAAAAATTCTGTAACACTAACTGATTTAGAATTATCAATAAAAGTTAACGGTGTAAGGAAATCAATAACAACAGATTACACATTAGTCGACGGAACAACAAACAAATATATTAAGTTTAACAAAAAGTTAGCAGTAGGTGATCAAATTAGAATTGCAAGTTATAGTTCTGCAAAAAAAGTTGACGGCAAAGGAATATATGAAATTCCAGAAAATTTATCCACAAACAGTGAAAATGAATCATTGGGTACATTTACATATGGACAAATATTAAACCATGTTCAAGATATATTTGATAAAAATCAAGATGTAACAGGACAAATACCAGGAACATCTAATCTACGAGACAAGCCAGATGCAAGACTAAAAGGCGGAACAATACTACAACATGAAGGATCGCTATTACCAGCAGTGTTTGGTTTAATAGACAGTGAATCTAATTTTGTTTCAGCAATAGATTACGCAAATCTAGAATATGAAAAATGGTATAATGCATTTTTAACTCATTCAACAGGCACAGTATATGAAGGTGTTGCTAGAGATAGAGTAGACGAAATAATTGAGTCTATAACACAAGGAAGAACAAGTTCTTTCCCATTCTATTATGAGGATATGTTAGGTTGGGGAGAAAATGTTTCAACCAGAACACACACAGTTGCAGGAGCATCACAAACTGAATACGCAATAGACTCACAGTTTGATATAACTGCATTAAGCAACAGAGCAGTGTACATTTACCTGAACGATGAACTTTTAATATTAGGTACTGATTACACATTCAGCACAGTAGATGACAGTATCGATGTAACAAGAGCTCTTGTTGAAGGTGATAAAATTGTTATTAAAGATTATGCAGATACCAAAGGCAGTTACCTGCCACCATCTCCGTCTAAACTTGGAATGTATCCAACATACAAACCAGAGATAATATCAGACGACACTTACATAACAACAACATCGATGATTAGAAGACACGATGGTTCATTCATAAAAACATACGGCGATGAAAGAGACGATTTAATAATAGAGTTAGAAAGAAGAATCTACAACAACATTAAAACATCATACAACGGAGAATTATTACACATCTGCGATGTTATACCAAGCATTTTTACTGCAACAGATTACACACTTAATGAAGTAAATGACGTAATGGCGCCAGACTTTCATACTTGGGCAGGACGTAACAATGTACAGTACATAAACAACACAACGTTCTCAGAAGGTTCGCCATTTACATACAACTATGCAAACAGCACAGACAGAATTAAAAACGAAAAACTGCCAGGATACTGGAGAGCAATTTACAAATACTTTTATGACACAGATGCTCCGCATGTGAGACCATGGGAGATATTAGGCCATTCAGAAAAACCTAGCACATGGGAAGCCACGTATGGTGCGGCACCTTATACATCGGGTAATGATGTTTTGTGGGATGAAATTGCCACAACGCCAGGCAGATACGGTAAGCCAGACATAAAAAAATATTTGCCAGTTGATGCATCAGGAAACTTATTAGATCCTATTGCGGCTGGATTAATAGATGTTTTAGATATTCCAGGAAGAAGATCAGGGTGGAAACTGGGAGATCAAGCACCACAGGAAACTGCTTGGAGAAGATCTCCGGCATATCCGTTCACAGTGATTAAAACATTAGCACTGACACAACCGGCTAAATTCTTTTCTAATATGTTTGATCCATCTAGACAAACTACAAATATTAGCGGAAATCAAATTGACAAAGAAACAGAAATTAGAAAAATATTTAAAACTGCAAAATATCATTTGCAAACATCGACAAATAATGCAACTGGAGTAACAACAACATATCTCACAGCAGGATACCAACCATTCATAGTTAACTATTTGATAGCAAAAAATCTTGATACAGATACTTTTTACTACAAAAAAATGACAAATCTTAAAACGCAACTAGCATACAAACTAGGTGGGTTTACAGACAAAGACAATTTAAAAGTATTAACAGATTCGGTATCTCCAGGGTCGACATCAGGATCTAAATTTATTCCAGACGAAAACTACAAAATAATGTTTAGAACATCAAACCCTGTACAATCTTTTAATTACTCAGGTGTACTGATAGAAAAGAACACAGATGTTTCTCGTGATGGATCAACATTATTAGGTGGATTTAAAATTTTAGGATATTCAACAGATAAACCATATTTTAAATTTAATTACCCTGTTAAAACATCAATAGGAAACAAATTATCAGTTGAAGGGTCAGTTGAAGTTGTAAGTTACAATGATTACAAAGAAACTGTGCAAACAATACCTTATGGTTATGTGTTTGACACTGTGCAAGAAGTTGCAGATTTTTTACTTGGATACGGATATTATTTAGAGCAACAAGGATTTAAGTTTAACAAATATTCAAATGAAATTAAAGAAACACTTAATTGGCAAAATGCTATTAGAGAGTTTTTATTTTGGACCACGCAGGAATGGGCACCCGGGTCAGCAATCACGGTTTCACCTGCCGCTCAAGGTTTTGAACTAGATACAGATAATTCGATAGTAGGTAAGTTAAAAAATTTAACAGGTGATTACTCATTATTAGATGCAGGCGGAAGAAAAATTCCTATAAGACAAGTTTCTACAAAAAGGTTAGGCAAAACCTTTGATCTAGAAATAAAAGACGAAAATACAGGGTTATACAATATGGTATTGAACACTGTGCAAAAAGAACACATTATTATATTTGATAACAAAACAGTGTTCTCAGATATTATACATGAGCCTACAACAGGATTTAGGCAAGAAAGATTAAAAGTAGTAGGATGGAAAACAGCAGGGTGGAATGGTGATTACTATGCACCTGGATTTATGTTTGATTCTGCAAACGTAACATATTGGACATCCAATACAGATTATAAGATAGGAGACAGCATAGAATATCAAGGCAAATTTTATGTGGCAAAATTTAATCATGGATCAACAACAGCATTTAATAATTCAAATTGGATATTAAAAGATCAAAAACCAGCACCACAATTGATTCCAAACTTTGATTACAAGATATCACAATTTAATGATTTCTATAATTTAGAAACAAATAACTTTGACGAGTCACAACAGAAACTAGCACAAAGATTAATTGGATATCAGTCTAGAGATTATTTAGAAAACTTATTTGTTAATGATG